TTTGTTGAGAATACACTAGAATGTAGCACACTATTAAGTTTTAAAGAAAGCTTGTATGAGTTATAAGGAATAAACATTAATTAAAAATTAACTAACCACCCTGATGAGTCTTTGAAAATTAAGACGAAACCACCATTTGGTGGTTGGTGAAGAATGACACCACTAAAAACTTTAAGGAGGCAAATAAGATGATTAATTTTGAGGCAAAAACAAAGCAAGCATGTTACAACAATGGATGGCCAGTAAGCGTAGTAGTTGGAGCAATAAAAAGAGAGTTATCATGCCACATAGATTTTATGATAGACATGAATGCCCATAAGGTTGACAAAGACTATTATCACAAGTTTGTCATGGAGTGTGAAGGATTAGATTCATGGCCTCAAAAAAATCAGCAAGATGTGGGGGAGGTGAAATAGTGAAGGAATTCATAGCAACCTCAGCAGGGCGTATGTTCTTAAAAGACATTCATACAATAGCAACATCACTTAAGAAGATAGCGGACACTATATCTAAAGAGGAAGAACAACAAAAGGAAGATGACAAAGACGAATAAGGAAAAGGCCCTTCGGGGCTTTTTAAATATAATTCGGAGGTGAAAGAAAGTGGCATGTTGTTTCAAGCATAGAGGCTATACTATTGAGAATAAACGCAAAGGAAACATATCAAGCTGGCATGTCACCAAAGATGGGAAGTCAGTGAAAAACATAGATGGGAAAAGGCTAAAGCCACAGTCAACAATGGCAAAAGCTAAATCAGCAGTTGACTTGATACATTTTTTTGAAACCCAGGAATCATCATAGGGAGGAAAAAGCAATGACGAAGGCAACTATATATATGAAAGAAGAAAACATAGTCGGCTTTAAGATAGAAGGTCACAGTGGTTATGCTGATATAGGTCAAGACATAGTATGTGCCGCTATTTCAACAATAGCTCAAGCGACAGCCAAGGGCATTACAGAAGTACTTTGCATGTGTGCAAGTGAGATGTGTGATTCATTAAGTGGGTATATGAAGTTCTATGTTGAAGATGATGGTACGGTTAGATTCTCACATGCCCAAACGCTACTTAAAACAATGATGCTCACTCTTACAGATATTCAGTGGCAATATCCTGATTTTTTAAAAGTATGTACAAAAGAAGTCGAATATGATATAATGTAACAAATAAGTTCTTTAGAAAGAGGTGATTACATGAACGACTTTCAGAAAACAAGAGTTGGTCAAAAGTTTTTAAGAGACATCAGCAGGATAGCCAGTGCATTAGAAAGAATAGCTAGTGCATTAGAAAAAGAAAAGAATGAATCCGCTCAAGAAGAGGGAAGTGGAGGGCAGTAAAATGTATCTTCTTATGTGGAAAGATGAAGTATTAGACATCTTTTCTACTAAAGAAGAAGCACTATTCTGGTACATGATATGTAAGAAAAGAGGTATCCAAGTGTACATTAAAAAAGTATCATGGAAAATAGTTGGTTAATTATAAGAGAGCTGAAAAGCTCTTTTCTTTTTGTAATAAATTAATCGGAGGTGAAATATTAATGGCAATAAAAGAGAACATGGCATGGCCGCCTACTAACTTTTTGTATTGGAAACTGATGGAGCATAGTGCATGGTATAGCGGAGATGCTGAGATATTGGCAAACTTTTATACAGACTATTTATACAAAAACCTGCAAGAGTTACCCTATCCTTTACGCAATGGTGAATCATTCTGGGGAAGGCAAATAAAAAACCAAGGTGAAATATTTGTGCATGTGCCTATAGCAGGCGATATTGCTGATACTTCAGCCAACTTTTTGTTTTCAGAAGCTCCAATAGTGAAAATAGCACAAGCGCATGAAAATAGGGCGCCACAATCATATAAAGATTCGCAATCAGAGCTTGACAAAGTGCTTATAGGAAATAGCTTTTTCACAAGGATTCTTGAGGGTGCAGAAGCTTGCTCGGCATTGGGCGGTGTGTACTTAAAAGTAGCATGGGATAATGAAATAAGTGAGTACCCTATTCCGGTAATAGTTCAGGCAGATAGGGCAATACCTGAATTCAAGTTTGGCATTCTTACAGCAGTTACATTTTGGAAAGTTGTAGATGCAAGTGATAGTGGGGATAAAGTTTATAGGCTGCTTGAAAGGTATGAAAAAGGACTGATCTCTTATAGGCTGTTTCTTGGTACATCAGATAGGCTTGGCAAAGAAGTTGATCTCAGTTCTCATAGTGAAACTGCAGAGCTTAAGACAATTGAAACTGTAGATGCACTTTTAGCTGTATATATTCCTAACGTTTTGCCAAACAGGCTAGACAGAAGCTCTTATTTAGGCAGATCTGATTATTCAGGCATAGAAGGGCTAATGGATAGTCTTGATGAAGTATATAGCTCATGGGTAAAAGATGTCGTAGTGGCACAAGCCAAGCTTTTGATTCCTGAGTCTTTTCTTAAGAGCACAGATGGTGGAAAAAGATACAATGTGGACCAGATGCTATATGTAAAGCTTGATATTGACCCAATTACACTAAATGGAACTAATGGCATTACGCCTCAACAGTTTGCTATTAGGTCTGACGATTTTGAGAAAACATCGCTAAACTTTCTGGAAAGAATTATTACATCTGCCGGTTATAGTCCTCAATCATTTGGATTAAACATACAGGGCAGAGCGGAATCAGGGACAGCATTAAGCCTTAGGGAACGTAAATCGTTTTCAACTAAGGGTAAGAAAGAGAACTATTGGGGTCCAGCTTTAAAAAAGTTTGTTAAACTAATGATGCTTGTTTATGTGAATGAGTTAAACGGAAAACTGGAT